TACAATAAGCAGTCGCAAGGTGGCGGCGGCTTTCAACAGTCACAATCGCAAGGCGGCAGTGGTGTCAGTGGCACTTGGAGAAATATGGGTCCAAACCAAGTATATAGATACTATAGCGATAACTATTTTCACAATCTCGCCATATTTGTAAGAACGTCATAGGAGTATAGGCATGGAATACAGAAACGCAAGAGTTATTACTGCCGATGGAACGCAGATTGAATGCGAAATTAATCACGCGGAGTACGGTTGGATACCGTTCAATTGCATGAGAGATGACCCATATACTCTTTTTGATAGTGCTGCCTTATTTGATGCAATGGCTGCTGATCCGAATACAACAGCATATGTACCCCCGACCCCAGAAGAAGTTGCCGCTGAACAAGCAGCAGAAATTAGGGGGGCAAGACATGTATTGCTTGTTGATGAAGTCGATAAATACGCGGCTAACGCACTACGCTGGGCTGACTTAACTTCGGCACAACAGGCTGAACTATCTACCTACAGGCAAACCCTATTAGACATAACCAACCAAGAAACTTTCCCCGAATCTGTAACATGGCCTACCAAACCAGACTGGGTGTAAAATATGCAAATGGAAGATTTCGTTGAGGTTATCGACGATGTATTGACTGAAGAGACGTGCTTAGACTTAATTAAATCCTTCGAATATGCGGATGCGTGTGGTTTAAGCTATGAAAGATCTGACTTTGAAACGCTAGTGAAGAAGGACACTGCACTTAGCTTTAGCGAAGTACACTGCGATGGTATTCTTAGTGTAGTGCCTAATAATCCGTTACTGCTTGCAGTAGAACAAATAAACAAATCTATTTTTTCCTACGTTAAAAAATACCAAAACGGTATAGCAGGTTATCAGTCTAAAGAACAAGAAGGAATTCCCCTACTACCAACAGGCTATAAGTTACAAAGGACGAGGCCGTCTGAAGGATATCATATATGGCACTGTGAAAATAATGTTTCTACGTACAAGGGAAGATGTCTTAGCTGGATACTATACTTGAACGATGCAGAAGAGGGTGGTGAGACAGAGTTCTTATACCTGTCAAAAAGAGTAAAACCAAAAGCTGGCAGATTGATAATTTTTCCCGCTGGTTTTACACACACCCACAGAGGAAACCCTCCTCTGTCTGGCACTAAGTACATTGCAACAGGTTGGTTAGAGTATAGGGAATGAGACAGTCGTGGCAAATGTGGCAGGGGCAAATACCTGCAGTTGAATGTAATGATATAATCTACGATCTTAAACAGTTACCACCAATACAAGCGCAGACATTTAATCAGTCAGGCGACCTAGAAGAAAACAAACACAGGTCTAGCATAGTCCGTTGGGTGGAAGACACACAGATCAAAGACATACTCTGGGGGTACGCACAAGAAGCAAACCGACTTGCATTTGGCTTAAATGTCGAAAAGGTCGGTAGCGTACAGTTTACAGAATACTCCGCATCTCAAGCCGCACACTATGATTGGCACCACGATGTAGACTGGTCGGCTAACACTGCCTACGATAGAAAAATCAGTGTAGTATTACAGCTATCTGATCCTAGCACATACGAGGGTGGTGACTTCCAGTTTAGAGAGGTTGAGTCACCCAACTCAGATCAACTAAGGACAAAGGGAACGATACTCTGTTTTCCTAGCGTCTTGCAGCACAGAGTATCACCTGTAACAAAAGGGACTCGCTACTCTTTGGTTACTTGGTTCGAAGGACCACGTTGGAGATAATACATGGAAATGCACAACCTCATAGACATGCTCGTCGGTTTAGTCCTTGCAGGTGGTGCTTGGTGGGCAAACGGCATCAACAGAGAACAAAAGCGCATTGAGATTCTTTTGAACAAGACTCGCGAAGACTACGCTACTCGCACAGATGTCCGCGACGACATGCGGAGAGTTATGGAAGCTTTGCACCGCGTAGAAGACAAGCTAGACAAAGCTTTAGATAAGAGGTAGATAGATGGCACTGCCCCCTCAACCTACTGCGGGAATGCGAGGCTCTAGTTCGTCTAGTACCCTTGCCACACCTGCTGCCGGAACCCCCGTCCTCATGCCCACACAGTATACTCCGGGAACAGGGCTGGCCTCTGCAACGGGGCAGCCGGTAGCCGTGCGTTCATCGACGGGGCCGCTACCCCCTGCAACGGGGCCGCTACAAACGGTTTTGCCGGGGGGAACAACAGGGCTTTTAACTTCATCACCTACGGGCACTCCTGCAACAGTTAGCACTACGACATCAGGTCAATTATCAAATATTGGACAGTATGCTACTGCACTGACACCTGCACAACAGGCCCTTCTGCAGCAAACGCTACGAGGAAATACATCAATGGCTACACAATCTACAACACCCCCTGCACCAATTCCTACTGCAGAAGACACTGCACAAAAGATGGCAAACTTAGAGCAGCAGACGGAACAAGTAGCTGCTACTGCTGGTACAAAGGCTACAGAAGTTCAGCCCGTCCTTCAAACTGTACAGCAAAATGAGTTACTAACCCCAAATGCCCAAGCGTTAGCTGCGAAACCGGGTGTTGTTGCAGACACAATAGACCAAACTCAAATCGGAACCATTGCTACACCTGCAAAAGATCCAAGTATAGGCCAAGTATCAACGACAGCATCTGCACAGCAAGATGTTCAAAACATGGCGTTTCAAGGCGCAACCTCTAACTTTAGCCCTAACGACTTAGTAGACATTGCTCAGATAGGAAACAACACACTTTCTGCGGGTGCTATGGCTACTGCAGCAAATCAAACTCTGGACCAACAAGCAACTGTACAGTTTCAGTTGAGTCAGTTGTTAACAGGGTTGCAACCCGGTCAACCCGCTCCGCCGTGGGCTTCCCCCGCTATTCGTAAAGCATCTGCAATTATGCAGCAACGAGGTCTGGGATCATCATCGGTAGCTGCAGCAGCAATCACGCAAGCTGTCATGGAGTCTGGTGTTACGATTGCAGCGCAAGACGCAAAAGCTTATCAAACAATTCAAATCAAAAACTTGGACAATCAGCAGCAAGCAGCCCTTCAGAACGCTCTTCAGGTTGCTACACTAGATCGTCAAAATGCAGACGCTCGTACTAAGGGTATGATTAGCAACGCTCAAGCACTCCTTTCTATAGACCTAAAGGAACTAGACGCACAACAGCAAAGCAATGCTATTAAGTATAGTGCACAAACACAAGCTGCTTTGTCAGAAGCAAACGCAGAAAACACACGCCTTCAGATAAATGCAAAAAATGAATTGCAGTTAGAGGAGTTTTATACAGAACTAGGTGTGCAGATTGATACAGCTAACATTAACCGTGACGTTGCTATTAAACAATACAATACCAATCAGGCAAATTCGTTTAAAGAATTTAATGCGTCTATGGAAGATCAACGTGACAAGTTTAACGCTAATATGGCTTTTGCAATTGATCAATCCAACGCACAGTGGCGCAGACAGATTAACACGGCTAATACTGCGACCTTAAACGAAACAAATCGTATTAATACTCAGAATGCGTTTAATGCAAGCCAGACTGCTTTGAATCAGCTTTGGCAAAAGTATCGTGATAATGCAACATTTAATTTTACGTCGGCTGAAAGTGAGAAGCAACGCAAGCACGAACAAGCACTTCGGGCTATGGAGATTGCCGCTTCTGAGTCGATGCTAGACAGTCAACAGAAATCTACGATAGCTTCAAACCTAATTAAAGTTATTGCAAACTGGTAGGATATGTACTTATGGATGTAGGAAAATTGTTAACTGGTGTTTCAAGCTTCTTCGGTGAAGCTTTCGATCTCATTCAAAAAGGCGCACAAGTATATGGCGCATTGAGTGGAGATGATAAGGAAGAAGAACAGCAGGGCTTTATGAAACCTGACTTTGCTAACTTTCGGACGAGTGCGGCACGTGCCTCACAAAGAAACATGGATCAACCCTTTGGTATTCGTCCCCCTATTTACCCTGAAAACGTACAGAACGCTATGAGATCAATGGCAGAGCGGCAGTTGAGGGACTCTACGTTGCAACAAGTTCGCGACGTTGCAGCAGTTAGAAGAAGCAACCGCTTCAACAAACAGACCAATGTTAACATGGCAAATACCTTAGATATTACTCCGGCGGGTGCACGTGCTGCCCAAGTATCACGGGCAAGAATACGTAACACATTAGGAGCGTAGTATGAAGGGCGAGAATAAACTAGATATTAAAAGGGGTAGCATCGAAGCGGCAGATCCGTTTGCAGTCGCTCCACCCGGAATTTCGTTAACTTCGGATAACTCCAAGTGGGCGTGGGGACAGCCCCCACAAGAAGTGGATGTAACAAAGGTTCTAGAAAAAGCAACCGAAAGATTAGACAACGATCCTGTTTTCTTAGATGAGATGTTTAAGTTGCTTGTTGCAGGAATCTCTGTAGAACACATCGTAGAGACTTGGGTAATCGACGGTTTTGAAGCGGGTAAGTTTTCGTTGGACGCTGGTCTTCTAGCTAAAAGCCCATTGGCTGTGTACATTGCTTATCTCGCCGAAGAAAACGACGTACCGTACAGGATGTTTGAAAAGAAAAATCCGATGGCTGATGAGCGGATGGATGACAGAGAATACTTTAAACTCTTAAAACAAAACAACCCTCGCCTGTTTAGCCAGCTTCGTGAGAAGTTAAATGAAACTGTTCGTATGGGAATTGACAGTTCTAAAGAAGCTGAACGTGAAATGATGGAACAGATGAATCAAGAGGTAGCAGAGCCACAAGAAGGCTTTGTGATGCCGCAGCGTGAAGAGGATGCAGTGTAATGGATGCTATTAGTTTTGGCGTTATAAATGGGCTTTTAGGTGCAACCCTCACAGGACAAAGTGTTAGAGACGAAGCTGAGAAAAAAGCTAGAGACGAAAAAGCTGCTATTCAAAAATCAGGCATGGAAACTTTGACAACTAGCTTGAACTCAAGCCCAGAAGCTGCCTTTAATTTTCTGAACAACGGTGCTATGTTTCCTATCTTTCAAAGCTTGGACCCCTATCGTCAAGCAAGTATTCTCAGTTCTGCAGGTAGATCCTTTGAGACAACCTCTCAAAAAAATTGGCTAGCCGCCGCTAAAGATGATCCAACTATAGCGCGAAGTCTACTGAGTGACAATCGTCTTTTAGAGCAGCCTGATTTTCAAGCTATTATGCCTCTTCTTGTAGGTTACGCATCTCCAACATTCGGCAAACAAGAGTTCGAAATTATTAAAGATGTCGCAGGAGACTACAACAAAGCCCAGCCTATTCTACAGTCTGGTATGTTTCCTAAAGGAAGTCCCGTATACGCGGCTCTTTCAAGCATTCAAAAACCTAACGCAGAGTATACCCCAATCACGGTAGAATCGTTCACTCAAATTAAAAACGCCTTTAAGGATGGCGAAGGCGCAACTGCGCTTGCCTTAATTACGGGTCTAGAGCAAACTGTAGCCCCTTTTGCAACAACAAGCCAAGCAGCCTTGCGCGATCAGCTTAAATTAGCAGCGTATAAAACTGCATATGGTTCAGAAAATGCTAACGTAGACACTGTAGGAGAGTTTTTAGACAAGGCTGTAGACAGCATAAATCAGCTTGATGATGCGGCTGCTCGTCAAGTTGCTGCAAAAACAAACATCCCAATTGTTGAGGAACTTGCAAACGGTCTACCCGTTAGTAAATGGTCTTCTGAGGCTCAAGCGGCAATGGCGCGACTGGTTGCCATTTCTGGGATTGTCAATGAAACAGATAAAAACCGGACGGTCTATACAAATTCGGCTGGTAAAGATGTGTTTAGTTTGCAAACTTCAAAGACCCTAATGGAAGATCCTGATGGCTGGCTAGATACCTTGAATAGATACTCAACTGAAAGCATAGAAGCCGCGTATAAAGATATGTCAGCAGGGCAGCGGCAGGTATTTCAAAAGGATGTAGCAACCGCACTCATAAGAGATCACGCCGAAAAGTCACAGACAAAGACACGGATAGATGGCACGGTAATTCCAGCGAATCCGGTTAACTACGCCAATCGTTTTAAGTCGGTTTATGCTGCACTTCCGTTTGTTGCTGACATCGTGCACGATCAGATAGGACTTCCGCGTCCGGGTGGAACAATTGATGATTTGCCTACGCTTCCGGCACAGATCGCTAACGATGGGGAAACTCCGCTCGATCCTACTCAAATTCGCGTATCTCCAAACCGTGTTCTCAACGCAAACCAAGACCTGATTTCATTTGCGGAAGCACAGGGCACAACACCACAGAAGTTGTTAAGTACGGACACGGGATACTATAACTTAGTTGATGTTGGATCAGATGAGCCGTTTCGCCTGTTCACTCCTGCAAACATTATCAAACAAAATGCCATCTTTGCAAACAAGGTAGATACAAACATAAGCGACCAAGCTATGAAGTCTGTTGCATTTACTCTTGCTCGTACAGGAGTATCCAGCAGAAGTCAGCAGCTAGACGTTATTGCAGCAAACTTGAGCGGTGAAGTTCCACAAAGATACCGCCCTAGCCCTTTGGAAGCAACAATAAACTCCGCAGCGTTTTCTGGGTTCATTAGAGAAGCAACAGGACGGGACATAAAATTAGCTGATATAGCCAAAGGGAAAGATAACGCAAACAATTTTGCAAATCTACTCGCACGAGCACAGTCGCGCTTGGCTCGAATGGGTGATCAATCCCGTCTTGCAGACAACGTTACATCTACACTTTTAAACATATTTTCCTTAGAAGGAAATCTTGTTGACACGGCGATGGAAGGTGGCAAACGTATCTGGAAAAGGGTAAACCCTATGGGTGTGTCCGGCTTTGTAAAAATGGAAGATATGCGTAACGATAACGTAGCTGGAAGCGCAGACACAAACAAAGCCGGTGTCGAAGATCAGATAAACAGCTTTTTGGACTCAGAGTTTGCACGGGCTAACGTTGAAATGTCATCTCTTGCCGTAACTCTTGCATACGGTTTTGCTAAGACTATGGATCCAAGTGGTCGTATTTCTGAGCGAGACTTTGCTGCTGCTTTAGAGGCAGTTCTTGGTGACGTAACTGCTCCTCGCATGTTACAGCTTGAGGTAATTGAAGACTTGATGGATCAAACCAACGATAACCTAGTCCGTGCAGATCGCATGTTCGGGTTCGTTTCTCGTGCTAAGTCAGGCGATAGGTTCTTTCAACCAACGAAGGACGAAGTTAGAAGTATGCGTTCTTTGCGTTATTTAGATCCGTTAATTAGAAATACACAAGATATTGAATTAGTAGAGCAGTACCAAGCAAATCTATCTGATCCCAATGGTGGATTTGGAAGTCAATTGTTCAGAGGCAAATACTCTATTAGTACACAGAACGCAGCAGATAAGTTTGGCAGGAACGTTGCTAAACAAAATCGCATCGTTGAAATTCGAGTAAACCGCAGAGGCGGTAAACCCCAACGCATCATGGGGGGCTTGTTTGTTGAATCAGGATCAGGTCGCATCTTTAGCAGTATGGAAATACAAAAATTTATGCAGCAGAGTAGGGGCAATATCTAATGGCTGATACTATCTTTACAACAGGACCCTCAGAGAAGCTGTTTCCAAATAAACCGGGAGATGGTATTGCGGACGATCAGCCTGAACAGTTTACTCCCTTCGATCAGTATCTTCCTTCACGAGTCCTAGACGTTGCTGAAAAAACACGGGAGATGACAAAATCTGGCCCCGGTCTTACGACTTTTCAAGAGTATTTAAAGTCTGAGGAAAGTAACATTGCACAATCCGAAACGGACGGTAGAACGCAGATTCAGGACCGTGTGTTCGAACAGGGATTGAGTGGTGAGATTGACCTGAACAGTTTGTTTGATCAGCCTGTAATTGAAGATCAGAACGTCTACACAATGCTAAAAGAAGCTAAGAAAGCAGAGACTGCTGGTAACGCTTCTCCTGATCAAGTGGCTATGTTAAACGATGCTCGTACAGGCAATGTGCGGCAAGACTTCGATTACTTACTTCCTAACAACTCAGACCTATACTACGGCGTACAAGAGACTGGTCAGTTCCCAATCGACATGACTACCGGCAAGGTTATGACTCCGCCTAGTGTACCGCAGGGCGGTCAGCTAGAAGCAAAAATACAAGAAAAGGCTGAAGATGCAGCGTACCTAAAGCAGTGGATGGAATCTCGCCCAGACGCACCTACTAATCCAAAAATTCGTAGCGCACTACTGAAGTCGATAGAAGCAGATTTGGGCGATGTGTTTGCAGAGCGTCTGTACAGTCTTGCAAATGCAACTAAGGAAGGCGTCGGTTTCTATCTTCCTTATTACGCTGGCTATGCCTATGATTCACTTATGAACAACGATACCTCAGGGTACACCGATGAAGGCAGACAAAAAGAGTTGGTCGAGTTCCGCGATAACTTTCCTGCGTTCGCCGACCGACAGACTGTAGTCAATGATATCTTGCGGGAACAACTTCGATTGCAGCTAGGAGATCAAGAGTTTGATCGATTGGGTTTAGGCAAAAAAACAACTGTCGATGGTGTGGAGCAGTACGAGGTAAACTTTGTTGGTGAGCAGTTTGCTAACGACATGTTTGAAGAATTGTTCAACATGCAGTCTGTTCCCGGTAAGTTAGCAACACTCATAGGGGAGAATGTTGCAGCCTATAACGTGTTCAAGGCTCCATTTACTTTTTTAGGTAGTGCCTACCGCGCTGTACAAAGAAATATTAAAGCAGCTTCAGGGCAAGATGTACCGTTTAAATTTTTAAGTGCGAGTGATCAGGCGGTTGCAGTTGCTACTGCCGCACAAACACGAAACGTACCAATTGCAAACGCTGCGATACAACTCGCTGACGAGGCTAAGTACGCTGGATTTCTAACCAAGTGGAGACAAGGCTCTCTTGCACAAGTAATAGCTGGTAGAGCAGGTGCTTCTGAACTCACTGTAAAACAAACTGCACGACATGAAAAAATAGTAAACCTACAGCACAATCTGCTTCGTGCAGAGAAGGTGGGCGATGATCTAAAGGCTGAATCTATTACCCGACAGTTAAATCGGGAACTTGCTTTACAGAACTGGTCGAGCGTTAAGAAGATTGCTCCTTACGCACGGGAGTATGGTTTCAGTCCTGTCTTCGATACTACGATGGCTGTGTCTCAGCTTATCGGCAGAAACATGTCGCCAGAAAATCCTCAGATGGGGGAACTGTACGGTATCGGTGCTATGCTTGGAACTTACGCCACAGGGAAGCTATTCCGACTAGACAGGGTTCCTTTTGTAGGTTCGTTTATGTCGGGGGCTTCGTTCCGTGCTAAAGTAGCTACAGAGTCTGTTATAGGTGCTGCTTTTACTTTGCTAGGTGCGGCGAATCGAGGACGAGGTGAAGGCTGGTTGGTTAATCCAAACCTGAAGGCAGTCATAGACATGCCAGCAGAAGCACGAAAAAACCTCACTACGGCGGAACTACGTGCCTATGATGTATTCACAAAGGGGCTTTTAGCTGCAAGCGGTAGAGAGTCTTTGGCTGCAGGTGGCACTGACTTTACTGATGCTATACTAAGAAATATATCTGACACGGTTGAAGACATGGATACAGTTGTTATGTCCTTGCCTGCAGCTATGCGTGATGAGGCTCGTGCGGCTATAAAGATGTCGTTAGGTCAAGCGTCTCAAATGAATTTCTTTTTCAGT